CCTTTAGCAAGCATACCTAGAATGCCGCCTAGACCCATTCCACCAGCACCACTAAATGCGTCTGATATTGGGCCTTTGCCTTTCATAATGCTGTACGCTGGAGAAACTGTCTCTAACAGCTTACCCATGTTGGCTTTTATTATTTTACCGCCGCCAGCTTTCTTTTTTAGCTTTGGTTTTTTCTTTGTTTTTATTGCGCCTTCAGGAATTTTCTTAACTCCCTTCGCCATATCGCGCATAAATCTTGTTTTCGGCATCCTATTACCTTTCATTTGTTGCCTCATAGAGGCTCTTGAGATTGGCATTTAGCACTTCCACCGTCTTCTAGCTTGACGTAAACGGCTGTTTGGATTCTTCGCCGCTTTAGGAAACTTCTTCATTTGACCAGCAGAACGAGCGCAGAAAGACTTACGTCTCTTTGCGTCCTTGCTTCCTTTCTTGACTTTACCAGTAACAGCAGTCTTTAGTTTGCTACCGGGGTTTGCCTTTCTGTAAGCGGCAACACCCTTTTTGGTCATTCCCGCCCCACTTTTGGTAGGACGGAAATTACCTGATTTTACGGATGTCTTTATTGGGGTTTCTCTTTTTCTAGGCATAGCCTACCCCCTATGACATGAACACCGTTACACTAGAACACGCAGTCAAATCTAAATAGACATCTGTCTCAAATAAAATACCATTGTCTGGAATGTTTACAGAGAATGTGCTGGATGTACCAAAGGCGACATCTAGCAAGGTGGTCCCACCGGACCCCCCGTCCTTTAGAACGACTTGCGGGCTACCAGAGCCAGCGGTCACCACCTGTATCTGACGCACTCTTGCACGGCCAGCGTAAACAGTGGCATCTGCTGTTTTGGTAACGGCAAATACATCGGACCTGCTCATATCAGCCTCCTACGAAGCGTCTGATGAGCTAGAAATACCCATGAACTTCAGGACCACAGTTGTGTCTGCTCCGGGGTCACCGGAAAGAACAACCTCAACTTCATCTGCTGTCTCTGTAGCGGCTGTTGTTGTACCGCCAGACATACCCAATACACCATTACATGGGAAGAAGCCTTTGAAGCCAGTTGAGTCTACTGCGGCAGTGATGCCATCAACGAACCCATCTGTGTCTGCGTCTGTGCCAATATCAATAAGATTGACAGAGTTAGATGCCGCGCCAGTACAGGCGACCATAACAGCCATAGGAATAAAGTTTGATGGAATGCCGATAGCGGATTCTTTTCCTGTAGTAGCACCATTAGCAACTGTTACAGTAGCGGTGTAAACAGAAAGTGTCATCTCACTGGTGAGGTCACCAGTTGTCGCGCTTTTAATAACATTCTTGAAACCGTTTTCTGAGCGGACGGGACCGCTAAAAGTAGTATTAGCCATGGGAACTCCTTGTCTTGGCTAGTGTCAGCCGCAGTATGCGACTGTCAAGGTTCACAATCATTATACAAAAAGAAAGGGCGACCCGGAAGCCGCCCAATCTAAAAGTTTGTACTCTAGTACAATTAGGCTCCGGGTGAGCCGTAGATGCCCAGAGGGTCTGACACACCGAAGCTATAACGCTCGCGAGCCTTATAACGAACATTGCCTGTGTCAAAGTCGCCATCCATAGATGTTGACATTGGTGTACGGACAAAGTGCTTCATGCCGTTTGGCACGTCAGTTGTCAGGAAGAAGGCGTCATTGTCAGTCAGGTAGTGATTGACACGGAAGCCTTGCGGAATCGAACCGTTTGACCGGATAGCGTTGATGTCGTTATCGGCTGTGCCAACACGCAAATCTGTCTGTAGCAGACGAGTTGCAACGAACATCAGTGCTGGTGGAACGATTAGCTTCTGAGGACGTGCCGCAATCAACAGGCCACGCTCGTCAACGAATGCGGCGATATTGATAACTGCATCTTCCAAAGAAGTTTCGTTCAAGTCAGCATTTGTGCTTGGACGGTTTGAGTTAGTTCCACCCTGAACAGTAGGGTGAGAAGCATTGAGCAATGAAACGCCATCACCTGAATTAAAGGTGGTGAAGCCATTGTTCAGAAGCGCGGCGGCTTTTACCTGCTTGGTATATGCCATCGCACGAGCAAGAGCCTTTGTATAACGTGCTGAAAGCGCATCATACAAATTATCTTCCATTGCTTCTTCAGTTACAGAAAAGCCCATTGCCACAGTTTCGTGGTTGTAACGGGCTGTGAAGGATTCCTGAGCGCTGTCAAACGAAATCGCTGACCCCTCCGGTTTTACGGGAGCGGCTCCGAAACCAGACAGCTTTACTTCTTCCTCGAAGCTACGCTCTGATGTTTCAGTTTCATAGATTTCTGCGTGTTCGTTTTCATACTTTTCGTACTCCATGCCGAACAGTGCATTAAGACCCGGTAACAGTTCCTTCAGGAGTTGTGCGCGTGATATAGCCATTACTTACACTCCTTTACGCAGAACCAGTGGTTGATGTGTGCTGGTGGTTATTAAACTTACACACCAGAATCGGGAAAGATGTACCCTTCTCATCGCCTTGGTCACCACCCAAATAATCAATCACACGGATTGGGTTCTGTGGGTCAGTGTCAAGCTCAGAGATGTCCAGAGCAACACGGCTAATCTTCAGTGAAGTATTAGGCGCTGTCTGAACGAGCAAGCAGTTCTTTCCGTAGATGTCACCAGTATTAGTTGGTGCGCCATCTGCTTGGATAGCAAACAACACATTCGGGTCATCTACAATGTACGCCATTGCATCAGATGCAACGGTTGACGCAGGCCAAAGCTGTGAAAACACCTTTTGTCCTGAGTTAGGGTCGGTGTATGAGCAACCCATAAAGATACCTACCATATCAATAGCGGTTGAATCATCACCTGTGCCGGACTGCTTTTCGATTGTGGTCGCTGTACCACCGTCTACTAGCTGTGCAATATCGCCCATTGCGATATCAGTGCCGTAGCCAGAAGCAATAGGATACTGGCGGAATACTTCCAAAGACCCAGAATCTAAACGACCAATCGGGCGCAGACCGAAAGGAGCGGCAGTTGAAGACATTTGCTTATTCCTCTCTTCTATCTAGCCATTAACATAACGGTAAGCGCCTAATTAAAGTCACTTACCAAACGAAGTTTTCGTAGACCGTTCTGGATTTAGAACAGGCATACGAGGGTCAGATTGACGTAGATAATTATTATCTACAGATTCTATCTGCTGTGCGTTCATCTCATCGTGCGCTTCACGCCGAGATTCTGCAAAATCGGTTGAGTTCTCGCAGAGTAGCAAGCCTCCAACCTCAACATTACCTTCAAATCGAGAGTCGATATCAGGCAACACTTGTAATTCAGGATGGTCCTCTGCCTTGACTGGCGTCCAACCCTCACGAAATTTAGACGACACATTGGTGTTGTCAGCCTGCCCTAAAGTTGATGTGCGTACCCAGCGATATTCAACACCTTCGCGGGGTTCGGGGGTAGGTAACATGGTCGGTCTTTGCCAAGTTTTTTTACGAGCCTCGTTGTCACGGGACTTGTTTGAGCGTGGGGTTCTGTCAGACATTAGATGCCTCCTTCAAGAGTTGCGCCGCATATTGTTCTGCCGTAAGGCCAAGGCGCTTGGCGAGAGCGACTTGTGTTGAGGTTAATTGCACTCTGCGTGGTTTCTTTGCACTCCGCTGTGCGGGGGCAACCACGGGGCCAGTTTGACGAACAGGTGCTTCTTCCTCAATAATCTGTTCACCAAACTTGTCTGGAAACCGCTGACGCATCTCTGCGTCAATACGGTTATAATACTCATCTGCTTGTGTTTGGGGGTTGATTCCTTCTTTTACGAGACTCTCATGCACCCCAAAAGCAAATCCTGTCATAGCTGTGTCATTACCAAACCATTCATTCTTGGCCGCCCACGCTTTTGTTTTTGCGTCTGGCTCTGGAACTTTGGCCTTCTGTGCCAGCGGCTCTGGGATTTCCTTAGCCTCTGGCTGAGGTTTTGGCTTGTAAGACTCAACCCTAAATTTTTCATTCTGGAGTGCAGTAAGTTTTTCCTGTGCCTCAATTAACTTGTCAGGGTCACCTGTCTCATAGGCTTCCTTGTAGTCAGATTTTGCACGGTCTAACTGTGCGTCAACACGGTCCTTAGCCTGCTTAACCAAAACTCCCTCACCCTCTTCAAGGGTTTTACGGAGCTTTTGATTCTCCTCATAAATTTTTCGGGCGTAATCAACGGCCTCGTCTTGAAGTCTTGACGCCTCTTCTTTGCGGCGGCGCTCTTCGTGAAACTCATACTTCAGTTGCTTAATGCGCTTTTGCACATTCTCACTGTAGTTTGCAATCTCATCATCTTCCGGAATTTGCGGTTCAGCATCTTCCGCACGGCGAGGTTTGCCCTTATCAGCTTCAGGTGTATCGTCAACGATATCAACCTCAAGCTCATTATTCGATTCCAATTCCACTTCAGTGAAATCTTCTTCTTGTTTTTCGGCTGTATTATTATTCATGCTCTTGTGTATCCCCTTGGGTCATCGACAACAGCCTCAACGGTGTCGTCATTAATAAGACGGAACTCCTGTTTTTCAATCTTAAACCGTGTGCCGGAATATGAACGAAAAATTACGAAGTCACCTTCCTTACAGTACGGGCCATTGGGAAACTTGTCTGCATCCCTATATGCGTCTGGCCCAGCCTTCACTACAAAACCAATGACTGATGCGGTTTGCTCCGCTTGTTTCAGTGCATCTGGCATATAAATACCGGCTTCTGTTTTTTCTTTAACCTCAAGTGGCTTTATTAAGAGTTTGTAACCAGTAGGTTCTGGCATCTTGCGGGCGACATTTTCGTCAACCGTTTTTTCAGCAGAATACATTTCTGTTCCTTTGCAGTGATTTAGGTTCACAGTACCTTGCAGGTTATCCCTGAAAGTCTCCACAAAACAATATAGCGTAAGAAATGGCCTTACGGAACCCTTACGCCTCTTCTAGTCTTTTCTCCAAATCAAGAATGTCACGTTCTATTAAGGCCAAAGCCTCAACTTTGCCGACAAGGCGGATATATTCTTCATGGTCTTGACAACCGCCGCCAGCCATGTGGTCAGCTATGTCATTCATATAAACTCGAATTTTATCCTTTATCACTTCCAGCATCATTTATCTCCTCTGTTAGCTCTTTACCAAGTTCAATACCGTATTTTAAATCTTCACGCTGTCCCTGATAGCGAGTTTTAGCTAAATCAACGCCAAGTCTTGCGCCATCACGCCGCTCTTCGGATTCAATTCTTTCTTCTTGAACAGCAATATTTGCCTGTGACTTATCCATATCTGCTTGTAACTTGGCTATGTCAAGCTGTTGTTTGTGCTGGAACTCAGCCTCTTTAAGGGCAATTTCACGCTGTTGAATCTGTGTAAGTGGGTCTTGCTGTTGTTGCATGGCTTGTTCTTGTGCGGCCTCTGCCTGATTCTTATTAAGCAGTTTATCTGCCGCCTGCGCCGCCAAGCGAGAAATTTCAATTTCAACATCTTCTGGAAGAGGCTTGTCCTCATTAGGCATACCAACGCCGAGATTTTTCTCAATTTCTTTGCGATACTGAAACGCAACGTGTTCCGTTATATGCGCTGAAAGGGCGGCTTGTATTGCGCCAGCAAAAGGAGACTGCCCTACAATTTCCTGTAACTTGGGGTCTTGTGCGGCGGCAATGTGAACCTGAATGTGTGCCTCATGGTCTTGATACTTAAATGCCTTTACAGGCTCTTGTTTCAAGATAGCCATGTTTTCTGTAACTGGGTCAGACGGCGCAACATCCTCTGGCAACTTTACGATTTGGTCGGCGTCTTTGATTCCAAGCACTTCGAGCATCTGACGATGCAACTGACCCATGTTGTAAAGATTGGGAGCCTGTTGAGCAAGTTGCATAGCCGCTTGATATTGCACGACTCTTTGTGACATGGTTGCGGCGTTGGGGTCTGAAACCGGGATAATATCAACCCTATCATCGAAATCCTCCTGACGATTAAAGTCACCCTCTAGTTCATATGAATATTCTGGACCCATATAGTCTTTGATTACCTTGCCCAATATTCTTAGTTCTTTTTTAAGGGCGGCGTGAAGGCGGGCCTGTACACCAGACATCACCTTCATGGAGCGCTCCATCAGCGCGAGCGTAGTTCCGACCGGAGCTTGCGGGTTGAGGTTTCCAACTTGTACATCAGCAACGGAGCCAATCCTTCTCCCCTCTTCCACGATATTTCCGAGCAGTTGGTATAATACCGATGATGGTTCCTTGTAAGGAAGGAATGCAATCGAGTCCCTAATTGCACCCCCCGGCACGTCCACGTCACGGAACTCACCCGGCATGAGAGGCGAATCGTCACCTTTAATACGCAGTCCGCGAGCTTTAAGACCAGCGGGGAGATTAGAGAGTGTACCCGCATCAATAAGTTGGCGCAGAATACTTGTGGCACTTTTAGCAAGACCACCAATAAGATGAATAAGACCTGTTCCGTAGAACCCAAGCCCCGGTAAGTATCGGTAGTGAACAAAGTGCGCTCTTTTACGCTTTTTAATATCTTCTTCATACCAGTTCCTCCTTATAGACAAAATTGTCAAACTGGATTTATCAACAGTTACAACATACGGACGAGCTATGCCATCTGGGTCATCGAAAGGCTCTGGCAGATTTAGGTCAGCGTGAACCTCAAGGATGGTGTGTCTGTCATCCTCCTCCAAAACGGCGGTTTCGCCATCAATCTCATCATACTTTTCTTGGATGTCTGAATAGTCTGGCTCTGGGTCAGGTAACTCAACATCAAGGTAAAAGCCATTAACCTGAAGCTCGATAATCTCATTTGGCGTCTTCTTCATAACATGAGTGTAACGAGGTGCGGTGGCTAAATCAGCCGCGCCATAAGAAACAACAAAGTCTTCCGCAGGGACAAACATTGCCGCAGGGCGCTCATTGATTGGGTCGTAGTAAACCTTTTTGAAAGCAGAGCCTGCTAAAGGCAAGCGAAACAGCATTTGTTCTGTTTCATCACGATACTCACTCATCTCCTCAGTCAGAAGATAATTCATTTCGTTTTCAACGCGAGTGGCCTGCTCCATTTTTTCTGGGTCGCGCTTACCAACGACCTTCGTTCTTACAGGGCCAGACGCAGGGAATATCTCACCCATGGCCTGAGCCTGAAAGCGGACGACTGCTTCAGTCAGGACAGGGTGAAACACACCAGCCGCACCAGCCCAAGGCTGTGTGCGCTCCTCTATTTTCATGCCAAGAAGGTCTAATCCTTTGACGTAAGACCTTGCCCACTCTTTGCGAGACTGTCTATCCGCCACAAAATCATCAACGATTTCAGACGCTAATGCTTGTAATTCAGCATCCTCAATAAATTCAGCGAGATTGCCGTCATGCTCCGGCCCCATAATCTCTTCAGCCATTTCGCCAGTGAAGTCGATAACCATTGACTCACCCTCAACGGAGATGCCAACAGCGTCTGGATTTACAACCTCAACTTCAACCTCACCTGTGCCTGCCATCTCTAATTCGGCAGGAGACATTTGTTTTTCTACAGCCATGATAAATTCCTGAGTTAGTCGTCCTTTTGCATGATAACAGAATACCTAGCGTGATGGGAGCCTGCAAAGTCAGAGACTACCCTCCAGCCCTCTTCTTGGTACTTTTTCACTTCGTTATGGGAGACATAACGCAATGTAAATTTTTTAGTAATATTCAACTGGTCGTCTGTATGTTTGTTCGTCATCCCAATCATCCATAGAGCTTCTAATCCAACCACCCTGACGGAATCTCAGTAATGCTTGTGTTGTTGAGTCAACCAAGTCATCATTCTCTCCCGCAGGAAATGCCGCGCACTCCTCAATGACTTCCTCAGCCCATCTTGTGGCTGGACACCATATTACACCGGAAGCAAAAAGGTCGCTGACAGCATTAACCCTCGCTATCTTATCCTGTCCACGGGATGGTGTAAACTCTGTGACAGGAATACCCATGGCCCTAAGCTCAAAAATCAAAGGCGCACCAGAGGCCTTTTTCTCCACAACCATTTGGTCGGGTTCATATTCCCAGTATTTATCATACGCGGCACGTTTTAATTCTGGAAACTCCAGTTTCTCTTTATAGGCGTCTAGCAAAATTAGATTAGGTACTGTTTCGCCATCTTCGTTGGGATGATGAAACACACCCCATGTTGTACAGGCAGAGTAGTCCGCTCGTTGCGTTTTCAAAAACGCTGTGTCCCAACTTTGTATAATTGCTTCGCACGGTGGCGGATTCTCATATTCCCATTCTTGCCACCATTCTCGCTTAATCAACGCCCCTTCTTCTGCCGTGGGGTCTTGCTGATACTGTGCAGACCACTTCGATACAGGCAGTTCTGCTTTTAGTGCTTGTAGCTGGTCTAAAGGCCAAAACTCAGGCCACAGTGGCTCCTCTGACGGAAGAATTGCCGGAAGTTCAATTACCTCCCACTCATCCGCACCCTCTCTTTGTGTGGCTGATTTAATTATCTGCCCCGTCAAGTCACGCACTGACCAGCGGGTCATAACGATTATTATCGCCCCTCCCGGCTGTAATCTCTGTCTTGGTCCTGATGTGTACCACTCGTAAACTTTGTCGTAGACTTCTGGGTTGTAAGCCCCCAGTGCCGCCTCCTGTTCCGAGTGTGGGTCGTCAATAATGAGAACGTCAGCACCTTTACCAGTAACTGCACCGCCGACACCAATCGCAAAGTAGTCTCCTTTTTTATTTGTATTCCAACGACCAGCGGCCTTTGAGTCTGCGGAAAGGGATATTCCGGGAAACACTTCCTGAAAGTCCTCTTGGTTGATTAGGTTTCTGACCTTACGCCCAAAGCCTACAGCAAGCTCCGCAGTGTGTGCCGTCTGAATAATTTTTTTCTCTGGGTATCTGCCAAGAAACCATGCAGGAAACAGGTATGACGCGAACTCCGACTTGGTGTGTCGTGGCGGCATATTGATAATTAACCGCTTTAGCTCTCCGTTTGCCACACGCTCAAACGCATCCGACATGATGCTGTGATGACGCCCAGCAATAAATGAAGGCCACATTCTTTTGACAAAGGTTATGAAGTCCGTTCTGGACGACTCTTTAGCCTTTGCTTCTTCTAATTCTTCTAGTAGACCAATAATCTCTTGCCTTTGCTCTACAGGCAACTGAGATATCTTGCTCATAACTAACGCAGTGTTATTCATCAGACACGCATCTGTTTAGTAAAACTGATTTGGCAAGCTCTAACAAAAAGACCATATCGGGCGCTTTACCATGAGATGTAGCCATAAACAGATTCCCCTCGTCTGTCCAGCCAATAACCATAGCCTCAGTCATGGTTACCTCTTCCCGAAGAACACCCAGCATTTCTTTTGGGTCTAAATCAGGCTCTTCATGTATAGATGGATTACCGGGAAACTGTATTATATTGGTCATCGTCAATCTCTTCCAGTATCTCTATTCTGTCTCTGTGGATTGATATTTTATCAAGTTCACCCTGAATAGCCTCAAGAATATCGGAATGCTCTCCTATTCCCGCTGGATTAGATAGATAGACTTTTATGTTTGTTTTGTGCAGTTGAATGTTACCATGAGCTTGAGCAATCAAGGCACGAATTATGTCTTCTCTCATTAAAAACTCCCTCTCCCTAAAAAATGACGGTGGGGGAGCAAAGGGAGGATGCTCTACCCCACCGGAAGCGCCGGGAGACGTTGCGCTTCAAATTTTAGTATATAGTACATTATGTACTTTAACTAGAGATGTATATAATATATAATACTACTATGTACTATATAGTACATATGTACTATAGTACATTAGCCTAGTCCATCCTATTCGGATGGGAACCAGCCCCATCCCGCCTTCGGGCATTTAGAGGTGGCTAGGCGTTTTACCGGACCAGACAACTCTGGAAGCATGGTAGGGGAGAGCGGCTTTGGCTTTAATTGTAGAAAAAAAACCTACAGTATATAGTCATCACGAATCGGAAAAGTCAGAGCCGCAACACCTTTCTGAAAAGAAAGAGGGAGAGGCCAATGACGACTCAGAGCAAATCGACCTTGAAGAGTGCATCGCAAACGCAGGAAGCCTGCGATAAGTGTGATAAGCCAGCGCTCATTAAAACTTACGGCAAAACTTTATGTGCCAATCACGGGCTTGAGCATCTGAAAGACCTGAACAAAATTAAAAAGCATGGGATACCTTTCTGATGAAAGAATTTGCCCTTGTGCTAGGTATGTGGACTTACACAGGCGAAGAGTGGGTCTTAGGTAGGCAAGATGTGCTGAAAGAAGAGTACCATCAGGAGCAATGTGAGTTTTCTTCTTATGAGGAGATGAAGGGCAAAGATAACGGAAACAAGTATTTCAAAGTAATCGTTCAATGCTATCCTGTTTCCTGTACCGATAAGGAGACGTGTTGAATGTTTAAAGCTATCATTGTGGCTTGTCACATAGCCAACCCAAACAACTGCATAATTATAACGGATGAACGTGGACCATATGATACAGAAGAGAAGTGCCAAGCTAGAATCGAAGAAATGATACACGATTCGATTTCGATATTTCTGTACAAACAATGGCCTATGATTTTCAAACTAACAAGCTGTGTACACCCAGACGATATGGAATTTACGAATGTCGGCACTAATAACAAACCTACCTAGCATGAAAGTTTATGTTCGTAAGGAATACCTTATGGACCACCAAGAAGGCCACGGTGAATTTGTTGAGGGGCATTGGGTAACAGCGAAGTCCATTCCCGGCAGAGCCTTTTACTTTGAGACTTACCTACCCCATTACGGCGCTCTATACGACAAACTACCGATTAGCGCCTTTGTATCAGAGCCTAAAACACCAGAACCGGACCTGTCCCTGCCCAATCTGCAATTTTGGAACTGTATGGACTACGGTGTCACGTCAATTTACAAGCAATTTATCGGCTCCATGGATTTTGAGGTCCGAACGCGGGATGAGGGCAACTTTTACGGCACATATGTCTGTACACTGGACAATTATCACATCCACGCGGACGAAATAGACTACTCAACGTCCGAAATTCCAGAAGAACACAAGTCATTTAACCTGATAGAGCTAGAGAATGGGCAATATGCACTGTACCCCAACAACAGAATGCGGGTATATGACAACTCCCTGACACCAGAGAACCCATCAATGCCCGATTTCAAGGTATCTACCGAATATTATCAGGTAGAATCCGGCAATAAGTACAGGCTAGGGGATACAGAAGAATACTTTTATGAAAAAAAGTAGTAAAATTTGTACGAGGTTAGGAATCCTAGGTAACTTATCCTGAAAAACGCCCCGCTAGTTTCAGATAAATTGTATCCTAGTACAAATTAAGGGGGTGGGGGGTCAGTGTTTCGTGGGCTGTTCCATCACTTCCCACATCATCCACGCATAGTTCATCCTATCATTGACCTCAAACGACAGCGCTAGACGCCCTTCAAGGCTCATAGAGCGCCATTCCTGCTTCTCACGCTCCGTCATACCACATTTAAGACAAAGGCTCTCTTCGGGCTTCCTTGGGCCTCTATAGTAGCACTCCCCTTTGCAGGGTTTGTAATTCATAGTGTAATCGGTTGTGTGGAACATCATGTATATAACAAGCCTAGCACAGGCATCTATCACGGGTGTGGGGGTAGGGTGGGGTCGCACCCTCGTACAAATTCAACAGGGGGCAGTCACTCACCCATCAACACCGCCAAACGCCGTTGCAGGTCAGCCTCAATGTCGGAAGCAGTCCTGTCACTTGGCGTGTCTGTCTCGATACGGTCGCTGAACATCGAAATTGATTTGCCTAACGCTACCAATGCGCTGACCCGTGACGTATCACTGCCACTCATTGCCTCTTCTTTGAGCCTGTCGGTCACCCAGATTTTCAGCTTGTCTTCGTCTGTCCGCTTTCGTGCGGTGATTTCGTCAGTAATGGCCTTTATCCTACTTGTGACCTTAGTGTTCTTTGTCGCTAGGTTTGAGGCGTTAACCCATACTGTAGAAGGCTTTGTGCCTTCTTTGACGTTGTATGCCGTTTTATAGGCGTCAGTCAGTGTCTGACCCTGTGCTACCAGTTGGCAGAAGTGTTCCTGTTTAGCCGTTAACTTGTCCCCTTCATCTGACACTATTGTCAGGTGTGGGTGATTGTCTTTGTCTTTACCCATGTCTCTGTCCCTATGAAGTGCCGCCAGTATGCGCTACCGCTTGGTCGGGCTTTTGAAATTGTACTACCAGTACAAATATAACAGCCCAGACACGCCACCACCACCCAGCACTTTGTTCCTGTTTCGTTCCTGTTAACCTATTTTTAGTTAAACAGGCAATGTTCTTGTTTTGTTCATGCCGTTTAATGGCGTTTTAAGCCCCACTGAGAGGTTTTAGGTATTTTTGCTAGGAAACATACACGGTTAGTCGCTGAGAGCGCTCAGTGAGCATTTTAGGTTTTGTCAACACTTTTGTGCATTTTAAGCGTCAATAATCCGACACCCCCAAAAAAGGGTTTTCTGCATATATATAGTGTCGATATACCCCATAATTATTTTAAATTATTTTGTACCCATAGTACATTTAGGGGTTTACAATGCCTTTTAGATAGTCCATATAAGGGGAGGTTGCTCGCGCAACCGCTGGGTCAGCCCAGCTTCCACAGCCCCTGATGGCATGACGGCATTCTGGTTCACAGCCCCAGATTAGAGTGATTGGTCACCGCTCTAGATTTTGAGTTCCAAGCTATCTGGTATCGCCCTGAGATATCCGACACGCTCCGCGCTCCACCTCGACACTACGGCTGGCTGGTGTGGCGCGACAGTTCCCTGTCGGTGAGGTAGGGGTTCACGCCACTAGCTGTACGGTTCTCAACACTTTTGAGATTAGGCGGTGCTGATGCCGCCTACCTGTCACTGGGCATTGGTAGCCCAGTCTGAATGAGTTACCACGAAACAGGAGACTGAACATGACTGCATACCGCCACGCTAAAATCGCTGAATTACTTTCTATCTTTTGGGCTTGTAATGATGCTGACTCTGAGAACGCCCCCAACTGGACGCGACCAAATATGTCAGGCACAGTTTGCAATCCGCTATCACAGGCGATGAGGGCGTTACTGCACGCTGACTTTTATATCTATGACAACGCCAACGAATTGATTGAGCAGACCATGACCAATCTTATGGATAACTTTGCTCACTTTGATTACCAAGTGACTAGCGCGGTTAACTTTGTACTTTCTGATAACAATTGCTCATAAGGAGGGGCTAACATGACGCAACCAAAAGAAATATGCGCCAATGAATACTGCGAAGAAAAAGGTATCCATGAATGTTATGGATTTTATTACTGTGATGAGTGCATTGATGAACACGTTTACGATGAATGTGACCCTGACCCTGTAAAGAAAAAAGCTACCTGATGATGCTGGCATGAGACACCAGCGAAACACCGCGCCTTGCGGTGTCGTAGCGTCTCGCTACTTTTTATCAACAATCTTTTGGAGTACCAAATGACTAATATTGTAACTGTTTCCGATACCGTTCTTGACGCAATGGCAAGCAACGAAATGCAAAACGAAGCCCTTACTGGTGAGGCAAAGGGTATCAACGAACAGCGCCAAGCGCTGAAGATGGACAGCTATTGTCAACTGATTGCTGGCATTGCCCATCACAAACTTACCGCCAAGGGTCATCTGCCAACCACCATATCAAAGGGTGTAAAAGAAATGCTGACCAACTACGTTGGCCTTACTGACAGCATGGCTGAAAAAATGCACAAGAATGCAGTCGGCGCTAGACGTGAGTTAGAAATTGGCGGCAACAATGTCACCCCACAAATGGTGGCAGATGTTTTTGCTGGCGCTGGCATTACATCAGAAGCCAAGTTGATTAAGCTGGTTGGCGGTCAGAAGAAGCAGACCAAAATACAAAAGCTGGTTCAGCAGATTGTCGGCAAGCCGTCTAAGACTGGCAAGGCATACATTGGCGGTCTGGTAAAGACAAACGCAGACGGTAAAAAGACCAATGAGTTTGATGAAGCCCAGCTTGAAGAGTTCAAGAATGCTCTTGAAGATGCACTGCGTGTAAGGCGTGAGGCTGAAGCCGCCGCACAAGAGGCGGCAGACAAAGCCCAAGCCGAAAATGATGCAGTCAATGAGATGACTGCCCAACTTGAAGGTCAGGCCGCTTAGTGCGGCCTTTCCCCCCTTTCAACAAAACATGGGAGTAAACATGATTAAAAAAGAACGCCTACTGTCAGGCTTTTATGGCAGATTTTTTACTGGTTTCTTCACCAAGCAGGACGGTTCACGCCGCCCTGTCTGGGGCGTCATCAAGAATGACCCTAATGTGCCAGAACATTTGGCGGTAGTCTTTGACTTACACGCCAAGCAATATAGGCGGTTTGATATCAATCTGCCTTTCAACATTAGGTCAGGCAACAATTTTGTTGTCAGCAATTAATTTCAACAACGCATCGGGAGTTCATTATGCGTATTTCACAAGCAAAAGCCATTGTCGAGGCTTCAATCGACAGCCAAATCCAGCACGTCAATGGACGTGATGCTCAACGCCCTATTGCCTACCTTGTCGGTGGTGCTGGTCTGGGTAAAACTTCAGTCGTTCAGACTATCGCTAATGAGCGCGAGGTTGGCCTCAATATCTTATCGCTGGCTCAATATGATGCTGGCGAGTTGGCTGGCTGGCTTGTCGCTGACGGTGACAGTATGAAGCGACTACGGCCTGATTGGATGCCAGCCGATGGTGAGGGTATCTTGTTTTTGGATGAGTTGCCGCAAGCACCTGTAGCCAATCAGAACATTGCCGCACAGTTGGTCAATGAGCGCCGTATCGGTGAGCATCGCTTGCCTGACGGCTGGTCAATCGTATGCGCTGGCAACCGTACCAGTGACAGGGCTGGCACTAACAATATGCCAAGCCACCTCAAAGACAGGCTGTTGTTTGTCGAGGTCGAGGCTGACCTAGAGGACACTGTGGCCTATATGAACAGCGTTGATGTGTCACCGCTAATCACTGGCTTCCTGCGGTTCCGCCCAGAGTTGCTTCACAAGTTTGACCGTGATGCTAATTCATGCCCATCACCTCGCTCATGGGAGCGTGTGGACACCATGATGAAATGGGGTCTGGATGCAGTGAACGAGCAGGAGGCTGTTGCTGGTCAGGTTGGACGTGGCGCTTGCGCTGAGTTCATGGGGTACAAGCAGATACACGATACCTGCCCTGACATTGACGCAGTGATTGCTGACCCTGACGGTGCGGCTATCAGTGAAGACCCTGCTGTATGTTATGCAGTGTCTGCCGCCTTGGCTCACAAGGCTAATGACAAGAACATTGGCAACGTCATCAAATACCTGACACGCCTACCGCACAAAGAGTTTGCGGTGTTCGCCGTCAAAGACGCATACAACCGCAATCCTGCCATCAAACAGACACAGGCGTTTCGCCAGTTCCTGTTGTCACATGGCAAAGAGTTGATGCTCTAACATTTGATGGGGCGGTTCACGCCGCCCCACCTATACCATCGTACAAATTTTTCGGGAGTTCTGACATGGATGCAGAAACAAAAATCGCTCGTGCAAAGACTAGGCTAGTGCTAGACCACCCATTCTGGGGCAGTCTGGTGCTTGGCACTGCCTTTCATAAGGATGACATACCTACCATGTGTACAAACGGTCAGTGGATAAAATGGTCTGCTGATTTTGTTGATAAGTGTTCTGACAAGAATGTCATATTCACTGTAGCGCATGAGATATCACACATATTCCTCAAGCATTGCGACCCCATCAAAGAGATTGATGGCAAGCCTGTGAATGCTGAGGTTCAAAACATGGCTATGGATTATGTAATCAATCCTATACTTATTGACGGTAATGTTGGTGAGATGCCAGAGGGCGGCCTGTACGACCCCAAATATCATGGCTGGTCATGGCTCAAAGTTTACCGCGAGTTGATGCAGATGGATGAGAGTGAACGCCCTCAGCCACAGCCATGGGGTGGCAATGTCGGCTCACCAGAAGATGACAATGGCAATGAAATGCAAGGCTCAGAACTTGAACAGTTCAACGCTACAATAGACCAGCGTGTGTTTCTGGCCGCTACTGGCGCTCAGTCTGCTGGTAAGTTGCCATCCGCTATCGCTGAGATAGTCGAGCGTATGCGGCGCTCTAAGGTTGACTGGTGTGACGTGTTCAATCGCTTCATTGGCGGTGACCAGCCTGATGACTACACGTTCCGCAAGCCCAACAAAAAAGTCTGGTATACGCAGGGCATATACACACCCAGCATTGAAAAGATTGGTGTGGGTGATGTCGTGGTTGCTGTAGATAGCTCAGGCTCAACTGGTGGACACCATCGGGAATATTTCTTTGGTGTTCTTAATCAGGTTATCGAAGACCATAATCCTACTTCTGTTACAGTCATTACTTGTGATGCTGAGGTTCAAACCGTCAGGCGTTATGAGCAGGGTGACATTGTAGAAGACATGGATGTTAAGGGTAACGGTGGCACTAGAGTGGAGCCAGTGTTCAGATATGTCAGTGAAGAAAATATCAAGTGCGATGCTCTTGTGTATCTCACAGACATGGGCATCTGGGATTTTCCAGACAACACGCCTGACTATCCTGTGCTGTGGGTGTCAACAGACCCACAGTGCAATGACGCACCATTTGGTGAGACAACACGCATTGAGGTGGCGGCATAGTGCCGTCACCCTTTCATCTAATAGGAGACAATAAATGAAATACACGATTGAAATGCACAGGCGTATGCAGTTTATCAAACAGCAGATTGCTGAGTGCCAACGTCAGTGGGCAGATGTAATGCCCAAAAATGTATCTGGGCAGATTGCCAAACATGGCAAGTACAGCTATCGCTCCAAGGGTGAGACAGCTAAACAGATAGAAGAAACAGAAGACTTCCTGAGAAAAGAGACTGGTAGCAGGGATGTATGGGATGGGGTTACATCTTATTTGCATGAATTACGCAACAGCATACGTCACATTCGTAGTGAGTTGCGAGGCAATGTCGAAGAGTATGCGCCTGTCAAACGCGCAGGTGACTACGCCAAAAGACGTGCTGATGACTTGCTATCTAACGCATTCCCACGCACAAACATAGACCTGCATATCGGCGCTGGTTATGAGGTTGGAGCGCAACACAATGACGCAAGCACGAAATGGAATTTACGCAATGACGTAACGGTCGGCATGGCGTGGTTCAAGTCTGTCGGTAAGCGTGGCTTTGGCTTGATAAAAGCGCCAGAGGGTACGCTGTTTGTTCTTAGGTGCAAGCCTCGCTCTGTTAAGTATGTAGACGAAGATGGTATGAACGCTTTTGAAGTTCAAGCTGTCGGGTTCAAGCATGGCAAGTGCTACGACATGAACGGCTGGCTGGTGACCCATCAGTCCAGTGACCACAGCCACAAGTTGCCATTGGTCTGCAAGCATACTGGTAGCATGGATATTCCTCATGCTTTCGGTGTCAATCTGGGCAAGGCTCACAAACTGTTGCAACGGCGTACTGTTGCACACCTAACCAAGCAACTTTGATAAGGAGATTTGTACGATGGTGCAACACAAACCAATAGTTAATTGCATAGGTCAAACTCAAGAGCAAATTGACAATGCAAATCACGCTGTCACCATTATCTGGGGAACGTGTGAAGACAAAACAGAAACATATGCCTTTGATACTGAAGAAGACAAAGAGATGTTTTTGTTGGGTGTTGATGCCGCCTGTGGGTGGCTTGAGTATCATATCGAGGGAGATGACGTATGATTGAAGTATACGCAGAAAGCAAAAGCCACGCTGAGTTATGGGCTACATTTCAAACTGAGAAGCTATATAATCTATGCCTACCTGCGTTGGAAAAAATAGCCAGTGAAATGGGTATGATTATCACAGAAAGTGTAAAGGACAATGAACATACCGAAGGAGATGACGTATGAGTAACAATAAAGCGCCGTTAAAGTTATCCCCATTAGAGGCTAACGCTATTATGATAATGCTAGACGCTGAAATGCAAACAATCTTTGACGAGGGCATTGACCCTATAGCAGATTGGGAACTTATACATTTCCATGCGTATCAACTTCTTGCGTATCAAAAATTCAAACAGTGGTATGTGGAGAACCATAATGATTAGTTGGCACAATGCACCAAACTACCGATACAACGGCTATCGGTATGTTCCTGATATAGACGAGGATGACGAGGGCATACGCAAGGCGTGGCACAATGTTTACAAGGTCGAGGACATTGACCCAAACAAAGATGCCCAACACCCTGTGTTGCCTGACTTCACCATTGACGCATCGCCTTACAGATGGCTAACATATGATGAGTTCACTTATCATGTGGATATGATGAGAGGGAATGTTTATGATGACTAGGTTTATGATGTGGTGCTACACTTGGGTGCTTGGCCTCGTAGTAATGATGGCTGGCACTGGCGCAATCGAAGACCCAAATGGTCATTTGATTGCTGGTATTATCGTTGCATACACTGGGTGTGGAATGATGATAGTAGCAACTATTCAACTGACCAGAAAGAGACGATAACGGTTACCTAGTGTGGGTTGTTGTTGACAGGCGGCGTGGTGCGTCTGGAGAAAGTTGTGAAGTTTCCACACTAGGGTGACTGTTCTCCGACTTCACAGCACACCACAACAACTTGAGGGGGGCGGTTTGTCATGTGCCGCCCCTCTCTACTTATTTTTTATTTATACGATTAGTACAAATTTCCTGTGGATTGCCCACCACTGGGAGACATGAACGCCCTTGGGCAAGGCAACCTAATCCCCCTACAAACGGACTGGGGAGAAAGGCAAGGTGATACCTATGAATAAGGTATCGAAAAAGAGGCGCGTAAGTGCCAACATGAAACTTGACGAGCAGAAATCTAGTTTATCCTCGTTGATTTCAAACCCACCTGAGAACACACGCATTATCGAGTTTTCACCAGAACTCGCATCGTATGTTCTTGAAAACCTCAACATCAACAATCGGACAAAGAAGCCAAAGAACATCAAGCGCTACGCTAATGATATGGCAACTGGCAACTGGTCGCTGACAGGAGATACTCTTCAGTTTTCAAAGAAGGGTATCTTGATGAACGGTCAGAACCGCCTGTCTGCTTGTGTCAAGGCTGGCGTTCCTTTTGTCACTCATGTGGCATTTGGGATTGAGGCCACAAGTCGCGTCCATATGGATGTTGGGAAAGTGCGTAACAACGCTGACCTGTTTCATGGAGAGGGAGTGCCTTATCCAAACGAAACTGGTAAGGGTATTCGCATGATTATGGCATGGAAGTCTGGCAAGACTGACGCGAGGGGCATTGACCTCGACTTGCGCGAGATGTTGGAATTGTACAACAATGTAATCGACAAGTCAGTTCTTGAACTTTGCATTAAGAAAGCCAAGGCTGTGAAGAGGCACACTTCCTATCCCGAAGCACACCTTATTGCTTTAATGTATTTTGCATGGAAGCAAGGCCATTCGGAAAAGGTTAAGAAGTTTATGGATGACCTGATTGCTGGGTACGGTAACGGCCCTCGCTCTCCTGTTCGTCTATTACTGTCAACCGTGTCTCGCTTGCGTATGGATAGGTTTACTACAATTACACCTCATATGTACGCAATCATGCTTACTCGTTCATGGAATAATTACTTGGACGGCAGGGCGTCAAAGGTGTCAGATATGAATGTGACACTCGATGACCCCTTACCAATAGACACATCCATGTAATTGCAAAATTCATGCCAAAAAAGAGGGAGCGGCGTTTACACGCCGCCCCCTGTAGTGTCGGGAGGAAACCACGGTTATATCAATAACCGCTTCAATTATGACGTTAGACTATCTAATCTTTAGGGTCAACATTAAAACACTCAACCCCTGCCGCCGCATATCCTGCCTTATCAAGATAACTATCCCAATGCTCAGGGCTTTCTATAAGCCTAGCTGTCTTCACCAAGTCCATCATCAGGCCATGGTCGAGCGGAGTTATCTCTTCCCCATCTTTAAGTTTGTGACCTAAGTAAGCAGTCCATAAATTAGCAATGCGTGTCCAGTTTTCCAAAGGTGAGCCGTAATGGTCGCCACGCGCATCTATAATTGACTTTGCTTCTTCCAATAATATTTTGCCTTTTCTATCCATAGCTTCCCCTAAAATGGTACATCTTCAGAATTGTACGATGGTACATCTGGAAAGTTATCCTCGCCACCAATCGAGTAACGAGAGGTGACTGGGTTGAAAAATAATTCAGCCACACCCTGTTTACCCACCCAACTAAATCGACACTTCCAAACATGAACCTCGCTAATTGCATTATTCACTGGGTCTGGCCTGTGTACAGACAGCCCCACATCCGCTTTTGCAAACCAAGCCGCGCTTCCAGAGATATCATACCCCTTAGGCGCTGGCACTTTCCCATCTGTGCCGCGCATCATTTTTGTTGGGTGCGCGACAAACCAAAGATGGATGCCGTGAGACTGAGCGAAGACCCGAAGCTGGGTCAGCATCTCACTAATCCAATCTGTCTCGCTCATATCGCCATTTTTTTGAATGTAATTGTATGGGTCGATAATAGCGCCGCGAATACCGTGTCTCATTACAGCTATCTTCAATCTCTCTACAATACCCTCTATCGTGGCTAGTGAGCCATCGTTCTGATACAGAAAGCTAAAGTGTTCCCGCACAAAGTCTTTGCCTCTGTCCAATTCGTCAGGCGTGAGCCGTGGCGTTACGCCAGTAAAGAACGGCTTGGCAAAGTGCTTGCTAATTAATTTGGCAATGTGTAGGCGAGGCTCATTCTCGAAGGAACAGATGGCAAACTTCCATCCCTTTTCCTCTGCCAAGTTGACCATAATCTGGTCAATAAATTCTGACTTGCCTGATGACGGGTGTCCTGTAACCACAGTCAACTGACCCTCTACAATCGTGTAATATTCATCCACGTTGATGTAGCCAGTGGATGCACCGCTACCCATTCCCTTTTCATAAATCTCATCCAACTCATCGTAAAAATGCGAAGCATCGTAGAGTCCAGCGACAGGCCACGGGATAATCTTTGAAACAACTTTATCCAGACCTTTGCTGCCATGTTTCAGCAAAACATCATTGGCATCTTTACAATCTTCTGGAAACTCAACCTTCCAGCACTTGTCTTTGCCAATTCTCCTCGCTATCTCCTCAGCCATAGCCTGACCAGCGCCATCAGAGTCTGTCGCAATTATTATTCTGTTTGCTTTCTCTATCTTCTTCTTTGCATCCCACAGAAACTTAAACTTACTGTCTTCTTGTGGGTCAATTCTGCCATCCACAACCTTCATCACCGCGCCATTCGGTACAGACACACAGCTTTCAAAGCCAGCTTCCATGAATGCCAACACGTCCATCTCGCCCTCGCAGATAAAGAGGTCATCTCCTGCCACAACTGAGTCAAGATTAAAAAATGATGCTGGTGAGCCGTTACAAGCAAAACCCTTGTCGGTTATCGCTCTGATTTTTGCGGCGTATGTTTGGCCTTGGTTGGTGTAGGGGAAAACAACACAGTCAGTTTGGCTCTGTACCGCGCCGATGTAATGCACACCAGATTTCACCTTTGCCTTTCTGGCTGTGTCCTCAGATATACCGCGCCCCTTGAGCCAGCTTATTGTTTTATCGTTTAAATCATCCCAGTTATGTTGAACAGCTAGTGACACTTTGTTACTCCTCCTCGCTGGCATATATCGCTCTTCTAACGCCACGACACCATTGGCGTTACAGTGCCAGCAGTTATATAAAATACCTTCATCGCTCACCTTCAATGAAAGTGTGCGCTCCCTCTTTTTCTTCCTTTGGGGTGAGCATATCGGGCAAACAACTTTGTGTTGACCCTCGCCCTTACGGAGTGCTTCTCCGCGAATTAGATGTTCTGTTTGCATTGTATTTCTCCACGACACCATAACGATATGCCGATGGTCAAATACTGTCAATATCAATTTTGGGGTAAGTTCGATATAGGTACACTATGTACTATAAAGTACATAATGTATTATATATTATATATACAGTTAAAATACATTTGTACTATGGCACTATTTTCTATCAATCAAATCTTTTAATTTACGACCTTCATATCTGGCAACGGCTGGCTTGGATTCGAGAATATGAATAAAGTTATTTTTCATTTTGTCGTAGTCTATATCAGCTAAATCACACACTGTTATGAAGTCTTCTGTGTGAATCCACATCTCTATTATTTCACGTTCCTTGGGTTCATTCAGGTAGGCATCTGAGATAGCTTGGGATATCACCGCTCTCCAAAGGTGACACTCTGATGATTGTTCTTGGCCTTTCCCTATCAAGCCCCCAGTAAATATTCTTCTGCTTAACCTGTCGGTCATTTTTATAAATCACCCCCTGCATCAAGTCCAATATCAAACTTTCATCGAGGTCTGGCCTCCTAGAAGAATAATAAATTAACATCTCAACTTTTACATCGTTTTCAAAAAGTTCGTCAAGACTTTGACACTGTGCCAAAAATTTCACAGCATAATTACGAGCCTTTTCTGATTTAATAGAGGCTGGACGCCCCCTTATCATCACTATCTTTCGACTATTGGCCTTTGATGCTGGTTCGCCAAGTATCTGGAATATATGCTCTTTCATACTAAAATATCCTGTTGACTTGTATATGCCCTAGTGATACAACAAACTGTGAAGGGAGAACACAATGAAAATTACCAACAACCACAATCTGCCGCAGTCTTTTGTTGATTTTGCCAGAAACGACAAATATAGCAAGGGTCATGCAGACATCTCAGTTACAACGCTGATTGATAGCCCAAGGGTCAGGGTTATGCGTGACCACTACCATAGTGAGCGCGTAGTGGATGTTGTTGACAACATCTGGGCTTTGTTCGGTACGGCTGTACATCACGTTTTGGAAAGCACTGAGCCGTCTGATGACGTGGTTATTGAAGAGCGTTTATTCACAAAAATAAATGGCTGGGTTTTGTCTGGTGCGGTTGACCATCAGGTGATTAAGGGTCAGACGGTAGAGATTACAGACTACAAAGTTACCAGCGTCTGGTCTGTAATTCACGGCAAGATAGATTGGGAGCGACAGCTAAACGTGTATGCTTATCTGGTTCAGAAGAACAAAGGCAAGAAGGTAAAGAAGCTATCCATTTGCGCGGTTCTCAGAGATTGGAACAGGCGTGACGCACAGAACAAACCTAATTACCCCCAGTCTCCTATTGTGATTGTTGACATCCCAATGTGGGATGAAATGAAACGCATCCGCTACATACATGACCGCATAAACTACCATCAGAACGCACAGGTTCTGTATGACATGGAAGGGTCATTTGAACGATGCTCAGACGAAGAGCGCTGGAAGCGTGACGATGCTTGGGCGGTAAAGAAAAAAGGATTAAAGAGGGCCATGCGTGTCTTTGATAACGAAGACGAGGCCAAGAAATTCTCTGAGGCACAGGACGTGTCAACTGAGATAGAACATCGCATTGGTGAATATGTGCGGTGTAATGGCGACTACTGCGGTGTCGCTGAATTTTGCTCACAGTATAAAGGAAATTGAGATGAGTAGTGTATGGGAAACTTTATCTGGCATTGATGTGTCAGAGCATACTGAAGAAAAAAATGGCCTGACTTATTTGAGTTGGGCATGGGCGTGGGGCATTGTGAAAAAGCATTACCCAAAGGCTACGTTCACTAAAAATTTGTACTCTAGTGCAAATAATGACTGTACCTTGCCGTACATGATTGACCCAGCAGGGTATTCGTTTGTGTCGGTTACAGTTGATATTGATGGGGAGAGCCAGACTGAAGTTCTGCCTGTTCTCAATCACGCAAACAAGGCTGTGTCACAGCCAGACAGCTTTCAAGTAAATACTGCGCTTCAGCGCTGTCTCGCTAAGTGCTGTGCAATGCACGGACTTGGGCATTACATCTATGCTGGTGAAGACCTGCCAGAGGGTGTAGAGCCAACGGTCACTGTAGAGAGTTCTACTGGTGAGAAGAAGGATATAAAGGGAATGGATACGGTTGCCGCTGTATTCAATACTTTCATTCCTGAGTGTAAAGACTTGGAAACTTTGCGCGGCTTTTGGGGCATCAACAAGGGTGCTATCGAAACCCTCAAGAAGGGTGACAATAAGCTGTACGAAGAGGTCTTGGATAACTTTCAGAACCATGCCAAGAAATTTGAATCAGAAAAGGGAGAAGCCGCATGAGCAATCAATACCCACCATCAGGAGTCCTGTTCACAAACAATAACAAAAAGACAGCTAATCAGCCTGACTATACAGGCGACTTGGAGTTGTCTGATGAGGTTATTAATGACCTTGTTGAACAGATGTCTAGGGGCAACCCTAAACCTAAACTGCGTCTAGCTGGCTGGAAGAAGACTAGCAAAAAGACTGGCGCAACTTTTGTTTCTTTGACTGGTAGTATGTATCAGGAAAGCAAACAGAAGAGAGAAGACGCAGACGGATTTGCACCACCTAGAGCGCAAGCGGCTGTTACGGATGATGACGTACCGTTCTAATCGGGTTCGGTCTAAGAAGTATCTACAGACCTTGAGAGGTTCGCCTTGCTTGGTCTGTGGGTATGGCGCAGAGGCACACCACATCATGTTTGCGGAACCAAACGCCATGAGCATGAAAGTGGGAGACAACTGGTGTGTTCCTCTGTGCCACTCCTGTCACATGAAGCTACACGCATTCGGTGACGAAAGAACTTGGTGGGATTTACAAGGCATAGACCCACTGAAATGGGCTAGAGTTAATTGGGAGAAGTTCAATGGATGAGAGCCTTTGCATAGCTTACGAGCTAAAGCATCAAATTGAAAATTTGCCTGATGAAGTTAAGCGAAGCAAAATTGTAGATGGAGCGGAGACTGACCACGATATGATATCAAAGGTAGCAATAGTCGTTCATGCTCTTGAAGCACATGGAAAGGATATAAAATGAGCGGAGAGAAAATCCCCCTTGGGATGACCGTTAAAGAGTTTGAAGAGCATCTAAAGATGATGAACGATAGGGTCATAAACTTTAAAGAGTACGGCGGTTCTGTTGTGGGAACAAAGCTGGACAGGCGGTACAACAATCAAAAGAGAGGCAACTTTTACGGTAACGGTAACTTCTTGCGTAACGTAAAGGTTAGAAAAGATAGGCAAGGCAGGATTCATGGGGGCAAGTATGGCTGAGGTAAAAGATGCCGCAGTGCATTTTGAGGCAGTAAAAACATCCATGTCTCAAAGCAAGCAAGGCACTATCTTACGCTTGGCACTGCACCCAAACGAAGTTCCCCCCAGTCTTCATACTGACTGGGTTGGCTCACGGTACATGGTTGCCATGGTTAAGTTAGATGACCATGACCAGCCTGAGATTTCTACAGAGCAACGCGAGACTGAGCGACTTATCGCCAGTGCTGGTATGCTGTGCAGAAATGTTGACTTTGCTCACTATATACATGAGCGAAATCTAATAGACGACTACAGCGCCGTAGATGACGAGAAGCGTGAGAAGCAAGTGGCGCACGGTCTAAGGCTTTACTTGGGCATACCAAGCAGGGCTGATATGAAAACGGACTCCCAAGCAAGGGAGAAATTTAAATCTCTATCTGAGGAGTTTACAAAATGGAAGCAGGGGCGTTCACAATGAAGACAGATTTTATAGATGCAAAGGCAATAGCTGATATGCTGTCAATCAAACCAAAGTCAATTCAGTATGTAATGGAAAGTGACGAAAGGTTCCCAAGGCCTATTTCTTTTTCACCCAGAATAAAGAGGTGGAAGAGGCAAGAGGTGGAGGACTGGTTGCAGAAAAAGATGGGCGAGTAATTGTACCATCGTACAAATAAAGGGGCGCTTTACAGCGCCCTTTTTTATAGGTTTTCGTTCATCAACTTGTTTGCTCTGGTGATGACAGTCTGAAGCTGGTCACCAAGTCTTTTGATAATTTTATCCTTTTGCTCTTCTGGTAATCTTGGATTGTCTTTGACCTGTCTCATCTTACGCAGAAGTCTGTTTCTCGCATTGTTGAGCGCCTTTACTTGACCAGATATACGCAACTCTGTTGCATACCTTTGCCTTACACTTCTTGCCTGTGCAGGGTCACCAGCCTCAAGAGCGGATTTAAGTAACTCTTGTGCCTGTAGAACTTTGTTTCTGTTTTCTATGAAGCCGCTCAGGTCTTCTCTTTCAGAGACACTGTAAAATACCTTTCTGGCAAACGGTATCTGCCTAACCATTTCATCTTCAAATCCCTCTGTAAGAACGGTCGGGATTGTTTCGGTTGCAAGGTCAACGGAACGCTGTGCAAACATACCAGCGCCACCAGTTAAAAAGCCAACCCAGTATTCCAAAAGGTCTGGTGAAATATCAACGATGCCGCTTTGAATGGCATTGCCGCCAGTAAGAGAATTAAGGTTTGCCGCTATCCACTTGGCTGATGGACTTGTTGTAGACCAGTATAGCTGACTGTTAGGTGGTGGAGT